AACAGGCACGAAATTGGGTCTATGACATTGAGTAAAAATAATATTTAATTCGATAAAGAAAGAAATGGGTTGGCGTTATCGTCAGCCCATTTTTATATCCGTTTTAAAATATTCAGACAATAAAAAGCCCCATGGTTAAGTGCTATCCCAAATAGCTGAATTATAATAATATTCCTTGGGGTTGATTAATAAAGCTATATAAAACAATAAATTAAAATAGAATAACTAAAGCCCGCCCCTTAAAATACACTCTATTAAATCCCTGCTAATTGAACATATTGGACGTTTTAGACAAAAAATAAGTTAAGATGAAAGACTATTTACGCCAAGATTACGCCAGAAATGAAACTACCAAAAGCAAGGAAACGTGGAGAGTCATACCGCATTGAACTGATGTTTAATGGTAAGCGCATTAGTGCTACGCGAGATACTGAAAAGGAATGTGAGCAATGGGCCATGCTCAAAATTCTAGAATTGAAAACTGAGCAAAATAAAAATCAAAGTGAAGTCAAACAACATTATCCATTTTCCGCACTAATGCATAAGTACTATGAGGAAATTGGGAGGCACAAGAAGTCCAGCAGAACCATCAGGATTTCAATTAAACAATTTCTTGATACTTATCCTGTCATCTCGGAAATGTCAGTACACGACATTACGCCGCAAATTCTGACTGACTGGCGCAACTCAAGATTAAAAAGCGTGAGTGTTGGTACTGTGCTTCGTGATATATCTTTGTTTTCGGCTATCTTCACTTATGCCCAGAAAGAGCTTTTCCTTATCGAAAGCAATCCTTTCTCCATGGTCAGCAAACCATCTCAGCCAAAATCAAGAAATCGACGCATAAGCAATGCTGAAATTGATTTGGTGCTAGAAGCTCATAATTATGAGAGAGGACAGATTCCAACTGAGATACAACATTTTATCGCTTGGGCTTTTCTTTTTGCTATTGAAACAACTATGCGGCAAGGGGAGATACTATCTATTAAAAGGTCGAATATCTATAAAGACTATATTCATCTGCCTGACACCAAGAATGGCCATTCGCGTGATGTGCCATTAATGGATAGTGCGAAAGAGTTATTAAAACTAATCCCAGACAACGGATCCGACAAGTTAATTGATATAAGCAGCAGCACTTTTCAAAATACGTTTAGTAAAAGGGTGAAAAAGGCAAACATCAAGGAACTACACTTCCACGATACCCGACATGAAGGGATTACCAGATTGGTTAAATTAAGAAAGGTGCCAATTGAGATTCTAATGAAAATTACCGGTCACAAGACAGCCGGTATTTTGATTAATACTTATTATAATCCCACAGCAAGCGAAATCAGTGAGATGCTGAACGGGTCTAATTGACCCGTTTTGATCCGCGTTTATTTCTTTGTGGCTTTGATAGGATCATCATGGCCACCTTGGTTTCATAAAGATGCTTACCTTCAGTTCCTTGGTTATAGCCTTCAAGCTTTTTGATGATTGTGGTTTTGGTTAATCCATATTTTTCAACCAACCACGACACTGGAACCAAAGCGGGCAAATCTTCCATCTTAAGTTGAACAATTTTCCCGCCAAAGATGCTCTGCCCAAGATAAAGCTGAGGCTCAACATCAGCTTCAACCGTAATGGTGTACTTAAGCGCTCCCATCATTCACCTCCAATCTTTTACCTGCTTCCACATCCGACATCTTCATAAAAGTAATCCAATGCGTATTTGCTCGTTTTCCACTAATGTGGCCAAACACTGGTTTATGATTAGTCAGCTCTAAAATTTCACTGACTTTAATTTGAGTTTCATTCCACTTAAAAATTAAAACTCCACCGGTGGCCAACACACGAAAGCACTCTGAAAAGCCTTTCCGAATATCCTCCTGCCAAGCTTCATTCAGCTTTCCATACTTAAGAGCCAACCAGCTTTGTTTGCCAGCACGAACCAGATGCGGCGGATCAAAGACCACTAAATTAAATTGGCCATCATCAAACGGCATGTTGCGGAAATCCATTTCAAGATCTGGCGCCACTTCAAGGCTGCGACCATCACAAAGGATGTGACTTTCAGATCGAATATCACCGTAAACTACATTCGGGTTTTGACGATCAAAGTGCATCATCCGGGAGCCGCAACAAGGATCTAAAATTTTTGCATTCAAGACACTTCCCCCAAAGCCTTTACCACGCCATACTGATCAAATTTCGCGATATATGACGAAAGCATGTGGTAATACAGATCGGCATCTTCACCAACTTTAAGAATCGCGCCAGTGCCATTGTTCACGCGCTGTCTTAAGGTTGCTTCCAGTTTTCGCACAAAATCACTGTGCAAGTGATGTGACTCGCTCGCAATGTGATACAAAGCACCCGTTTCACCTGCATCCAAAACCAGATTAAAAGGCTTGTCCTTGTGCAGCTCATCAATGATGTAGTTGGCCACAGCAATGTTCGTTTGTTGAATTTCAGTCATTGGCTGGCTCCTTTGCTTCACTTACATTGAAATAAGCATTAATTTCACAAGCCAAACTATGCGCATACCCTCTGGACTCATAACACTCAGGACACCCATATTCCTCAGCACAATTAGCCATGTGGCCCCATTGGCTCATTTGCTCAGCAGAAACCAAAACAAACCCTTCCGGCACCGCTTGGGCTTCCTTACCACCCAAGTGCAACATACCAATACATGCGCACCAAGTCGTCCACTGGAAGTTAATGCTCTCAACACCATCTCCGGTGTATAGCTTTTTATCTTCATCAAAGCCAAACAGTTTTGCTTTTGGGTGCATCCCTTCAAAATCACCACGTCTTAAATCAATCTTCTGAACATCCATCACGCCACCTCGCCAAACGGCTTATATTTCTTAAATTCTTCAAACAATTGAGTTGCTGGCTTATTCAATCGACCAGTGCCTGCAATCACCACATCACGCGGAAAGTTCTTATTCACCACTTCACAAAAAAAGCGAACGCCATGCTGATTGATCGTTGCTCTGTAACCAATGCTGAGCAGCCAGATAATGAATGCTTCAGTCATTAGAGGATGGACTAGGGTTGGTTTTTTCATGCTGCTTTCACTCCCTTGGTGAATGGCACCTTGTATTCCTTAGCGCGATCTTGAATAACATCCAGCACGCCAATTTCATCCGCATATATAGCTGCGTATTCCTGAACCAATTCACACTTGATATGCATCAAATCAATGAAGGCTTGATCACGCGGGATATGAACGGTTTTGATACGCTTATGCAGCGGAATAGCTTCAACCAATACAACTTGCTGTTCGCGCTGATCCTCACCCCAAACCAATTCAGCAGGGGTAGGCAGTAATACAAAATCCACGTACCAATCAGGCTTATCGGTCAGGTCCATGTAGGCTTGGCACTGAACGTCATAACCAGCATCTTTGACCTTTTGATTAGCCTTGCGATTTCCCCATGGATGCTGAACCCCAGACCATGAACACTTAGTGTCACGGCCATGGGCTGGATTAATGATGTCGGGTGTGCCACGAAGCCACTGGTTTTCAAATGTCTGCTCATTTTTATTCATGTGCACATACTGACCCATGGTGAACAGGCTATTCATTTGAACGGTCTTAATGGCATGATCTTCAAGAGTTAAACCTTTTTCTGTGTACTTGTTTCCAGCAAAGTCCTTGAATCCATAAGCGCGCTCAATAACCCATTCTTCAACAGCAGTTTTTGCACCTTCTGAAAGAGTGCGGTTTTTAAGTCTTTGGATTAAAGCCTTTTCCTCATCGGTGCGCTTTGTGCGTCTTAGGATGGCTGCAACCTCATCCGTGATTAATCCAGGATCAATCGACTTAGGCTCACCCATAATGCGGTGCAGGGCATGTGGTCTAACTTTAATCATGATTACAGCCCCACAATTTCAGCATGTTGTTGTTCAGAAAGCTGATAGCCAGCCTCACCACTTAAAACAAAAGCTTTGTCCAGATCACCACTCGAAATTGAAGTCTTGACCTGATCAAACATAGCCTGATCTAGGTGCTGAACAGGGGCTTCAATGGCACCAACACTCTCATCATGATCAATGTATTCAAAGCTGCTAGTTTCCACATCACGAACAATTGCCTGATCCGCAAGTTGCGCTGTCTGCATTTCAATTGAAAGTGGTGCTTGTTTTGATAACAGCAGCTTAGTCACAGTCTTAAGAGCCATGGATTCAAAATTATCTTTCCAGACACCAGAACCATATTTGAATGACTGGCTGTATTTGCCCGCATGCTTTTTCACATCAGCAGTGCTCATGTAAAGCTCAGCAGTAAAGCCATTCAGCAGCTTAAAGAAAGCCACATAGCCAATAGCTTCACCCTGATTTGGAACTGTCCAGTCGAACTCATAGCCAAGCAGGGGATTTGCTGAAATCAATTGACCTTCAAATACTGGTGTTGCTGCAATACGTGCAAACTGGCCTGAACGCTGTGCCAACTGAATAAAACCTTTGTATCCCATCTGGAATTGAGCCTCTAAAGACTCAGACCACTTGCCTTGAGCATCTTTGAATTTGCGCTTGTACGGCACGATGTAAGCAAAGCCAAGGTTATTGTTGATTGGCAAATCAAGCGTTGCTGCCATCATTGCTGCATTGATTACAGTTGCCGGTACTGCGCCTTTAAGTTGTGGTTGGTTTGCTACCTGCATCACCGAAGCCAGGAAGCCTTGAGTTTTTTTACCAAGCACTTCTTCAAATTTTTGGCGGATTTTTGCGTCTGATACATAAGCTTTGATCGACTTAGGATCATGCTCAGCAACCTGATTTTCTGTTTTCACTGGTGCATTCATCTCAAACCACCTCTTCAAATAGTTGTTCCGCGTACTCAGCAACAAGACGATTCAATTCCCGAATCTGCTCATCATTCAGCGTAAACGTCTGACCTTCCTCAGCTTCAAAATTCCAAACATCCAGCAGCGTTACAGGCGTATCTTTCACGACCAGCCATGAATCAATATCCACTGGCTCGTCAAATCGAGCATCACCATTCGAGCTACGCATTTCAGTCATCGTGTGAGGCAATACAGGCATTGAACAATCAGCCGTTGCCCACAGGTTTTCACCGATCTGGCGATACAAACCAAACGTCAGCACGTTATCTTCAATTGAAAGATCAGAATCCACCTTGAAACTCGGCAGGTCTGAAAAGTACAAATCACGGGTGAAATCTTCATTCACCTTGCAGTCAATTACCTTGGTGCTATGACCATCACGGCACAGGAATAAAGACTGGTTTCCGATGTGATGGATAGGTCGCATTGCCGCACCACATCCACAGAATTGAGCGTAAGTGTTCATGCTGGCACCTCATCAACTGGAAGGCCTAAAGCGGCATTTAAGCGATGCACCTGAACAGCTGGAAGAATTGCAATTGCCGGCTTTTCTTCAAACTTCTCAAGCAGGGATTTACACTCAGGCCAAACTTCCCAGAGTTTTTTGAAGGTGTGAACACTTTCCAAAACAGCATTCACTTCGCGACACATTGCTTTTCGCTGCTCGCCTATATCATTCACTTTGTCGTTGGCTTGCAACCAAGCAATAGCAGCCGGATTGTCGGCCTCAAATACAATGCGTGAATAATTGCTTTCATACGACATTGGCTTTGATTCACTAAGGACTACAATGTGTCTTTGACCACCAATATTGGTATCCATGCGGCCCTGCTTATAAAGAAAACTAGCCGGTAGTTTCTGCATTGTTTTTAAGTGCTCGCCATGGTGATTCATGTAAAGCGCATCACCAGCTGCGATTAGTTCAGCCTTTGCCTGCTTTTGCTTTACATCGAATGCGTGATCTAAAACCGTCTCAAGCATTTTCTCGCGTAATTGTTTGGTTAAACGGCTCATTATTTTTCTCCCTTCGCAATCGCAGCATTAATCTTTTCAATCTCATAACGATCAAC